TCCCTTTGAGTTCGTTCAAGATACCAGCTATCAGCCCGCCAGTCGCGTTCACCAGCCTGGCCGATCCGGCGCACCCTGAGAGCGACAGCAGCGCTTTCTGCTGCGCGTACCTCAGCACCAAATCCATCGTCTTCATTGATCCAGCGAAGCAGCGTGCTTTCGCCAATGCCGACGCTTTGTGCCGCGTGCTTCCTTGGCACCCCATCTCTAAGCAGCTCAAGGGCTGCGCCACGCTTGTCTGCCTGATCGACAACGAAGGCTGATGGTTGCGCTACTGCAACCGGTTGCGGTTGCGTCTCAGGTTGCATGGTTGCACTTGGTTGCAGCGCTTGGTTGCGCTTGAACCGCTCACGCCTGACGGCCATTGTCCGGTCTTTGCCTTTCAGCCATCCCTCTCGCTTGCAGCGCTTCTGTATGGCCTGGCGCGTGATCTCGTAGTCCTTAGCAACGCTTGTAAAGCCTTCACCAGCTTCAATTCGCGCTTGTATAGCCTGCCAATCAACTTGTGCTGGCTGGTACTTACGCATGATCTACCTTTGCAATGAATCCCCAGCCACCGGCACCAAGGCAAACCGATTTAGCCTATTGTCGGAAGCTGAGGAAGGGTTGCGCAACCACATATGGTTGCAGTCTACAGGAACGATACCAGATTTGGAGACACTTGCAACCACCTTATCGAAAAAGATCAACCGAGCTTGTAATGCAGCTCAATGAGAGCGTGCCGATAGTTGCGCTTGACGATACGCGGATCGTGCAGCCCTAGCATGATCGCCAGCTTCTTCCATGCTGGCCCTCTGGCCCTGAAGGCAGCGCTGTGCGCTACAGCCCAGACCAGGCGACGGTCGTCTTCTGGCATGAGGCTTGTGAGCCGCATGGCCTCATCGAAGTCACTGATCTGCTTTGAGGTCGGGTGCAGTCTTGTTGGCCCGATCTGTGTCCAGCCGTAGCCGTGCCAGTCCAGCGGATAGTCTGGCCATGAGCTGAGCTTTTGCTTGCGGGTTGCCGGCGGCAACCTTCTGTCAGTCTCTGCTGCCTGGAGAAACAGGTCGTGTAGCTGTTCTACGTTCATAGAAATATGTCTCCCAGTGATCGACAAACTTGCGCTGTTGGAACGGCCCCATATGCCAGTAGGCTTTCCGAATCTGCTTGTAGCGGTCGAGGCTGTGCATTTCCTGCAGTGAGGCAAAGACCTTTTGCTGCCTGACCAGGAACTCATTCTTTTTCCGTTTATCGACGGCAGTGCGATAAGGGTGTTTCGCTCTTTTCGCTACGCGGCCTATAAGTTGTTGAACTCGTTGCCTTTGCAACTTTTCGCTTGACGGATTTTCGGGCCTCGATAAAATCATGGCTTAAGCAATCTCCCTGCTTACGCGCTCTCGATAGCGCTTTTTTTAATCAAGATTTTTGGTTCTTAGATGGCTTTGGTGATGGCCTTTGGTTAGGGTCATTAACAACGCCATATATAGCTGTGGCGCGGGCTTGCGTTCCGAATCGCAGGCCGCAGATATGGCACTGGTCAGGCTGCATCAGCGCACAACTACAGTTGACGCACTGTCCCAGCTTCTCGCGCTTGTCCATCGTTCCATCGCCTTGCTCTATCATCCTGCTGCCCTCTGATCGCTAAGTGGCATTGCTCTCTGGCGCAGATGAAGTGGCCGCTGGCCAGCAAGACCCACGTCCCTTCCTTGATCCAATGAATGTGGCCGCAGGCGGCGCACTGGTTTGTCCTGCTGTCTTGTTGCTTCAATGCTCATCACCAGGTCTGCTAGTTGCTCTCTCAGATAGTCCAGCGTCAGCGTCCCCGGCTGTCCCTGTAGATACTCCGGCAACATGAGATGCTTGCTGTCGATGCTTGGGAAATGCCTAGACTGATGGCGCCGAACTGGCACGCCGTACAGCTCGGCTATGTAGAACAGGCCGCGCCCTTCCACGATGAGACGGCTGATCTCACGATCTGCATCTGCCAGCGCCTCATCCCTGGTCATCGTAATCAGCTCCAACCAGTGCAGTCGCCGCCATCGGCCTGGCATAGATTGCCTTCATCGCTGAACAGCCAATCTTGTTGTGCATCCACGAAATCCCGCAACTCAGCGAAAGTGCCTTTGTGCCGGAACCTCTTTCCGAACCGGCGCTCGATGTCGATCCACCAGTCTGCACGCTCAGGCATATCGCGCATGATAGCAGCCAGCGTGGCTTCTGATTTGAGGAAGCACATATCGCAGTTGCCGTGCGGTGTCTTACCGCCGACATTTAGTAACTGAAGGTCAAAGGGCTGGCTTTGCCAAAAATCGGAGACGTGCCTTTTGGTGACGTGGGCCTGCACCAGTGGATACCAAAGGTCACCACATTCCTTGTTTTTGTAGTTTACGCGCTGAGCCTCGTCGCCTCGTATGCCGACAGCCGCGTGCCAATCTCTCCAACCTTTATGTTTGAGATAACGCTTCATCGTCCGAACCTTTAGCTCTGAACTACAAAAACGTGATCGCAGATTTGGTGGAAACTGCCGGTGTTCCAGGACACGCAAAAACGGCTCTCCGTTTCTACTGGCGCTGTTATGGTTCACGACATTGAATGTGGGATATCCATCGCGTTTTTGCGCGTCACCGGCGTAGTCATATTCAAGCCAGGTAATCGGTACGCCCCATCTCACACTGCACTCATTTACAAAGGAAAGCGTTTCTTCCATCTCTTTTCCGGTATTGGAAAACAGCACTTGTACCCGGTCGGGAAGATCACCGTTTGCTTCAAGAATTTGATGCAGCATGAAAGCACTCGTCCGACCGCCACTAAAGCTGATCTGAACATTTCCGTCTGGCAGCTTGTATGGCTCAACCATCGCTTGCCTCTTTATCAATCACCAAGTTTCCGTAGGCCATTTTGCCGGCCTGCTCATTTTCATCTTCATCTTCTGGCAGCTCTACATAGCCCCGGCCCTCACAAACAGGACATTGGCCATGACCGGTGGTAAGGTCACCGCCGCGCATATAATCAGGCACAGCGATCTCGACCTCGCACTCGCCCTGGGCATCGCAGTGTTCGCACTCCAGCACCTCACGCCACTCCCCTGGCACCGTTGAGATGCGGATCTTCCGCGCCAGCATGGTGCTGAACCCTCTAGCCATCCTGGCCTCGCAGCAGCAGACAGAAGTCATCTAGGTCAAGCACCACCAGCTCAGGCTTGCGGTCAGCCTTCAGCACCAGCGCATCAGCGCCTTCCATCCAGTCATAGATCTGCTTGAAGCCGTTGGCGCGGCACTTGACCTCTAGCTCCCACTGGTCAACTGGCAGCGGGTCACCCTTGCGGATCACCAGGTCGTTTTTGATGGCGGCACCGCCTGACAGCGGGACGCGGTAGCAATCCAGGCCGTTAGCTTCCAGCTTCTTGCGGATGCTGTTCTCGGCCCTGTAGCCTTTATCGCGTGACGCCTTACCCATCGGCCTGCATTGGGAAGAAGTCGTTAGGCGTGACCTTCCCGCCAGTCAGGTTGATGATGCGCTGCATATAATCTGGGTTTGGCACAGACCGCCTCGGATCATCGAGGGGGTGGCACCAGCGCGTGACAGTGATGGTCTGAGGCACACCAAGCTGACGCGCCAGCAGCGATTTCGACCAACCCTGTTCATTTCGCCATTCATCTAAAGTCATGCAGCAGACATTAACGTGCTTGACGTTTGATGACAAGGTAGCTTATTGATGATTTATCTTATCATTGAGCGACAGGGTATTTACCATGTTACTAATGCAGAACAACCTTGAACATATGATCCGCGCTGCGAACATGACCAAGCGCGAGGTAGCGGCTTTGAAGGGCATCACGCCTGAGAACTTGTCGCGTCAGGTTAATGGCCATACCAACATCACCCTGCGAGATGCGGAAGACTACGCCAAGATTTTGGACTGTCTTCCTGAAGAAATCATGTTTGCTACAAAGCCTATCAAGCTGCTTGCGGATTGGCGGTTGAACGACAACCAACAGCCCTATCTCGATTATGAAAGCGCCGACGATAAGGTGGTTTATATCAATCAGTATTATGCAAAGGACACAGCCTGTATCCGCGCTCAGCTTGGCCCAGAGAAACCGTGGCACTTTGAGATGTGGGACGGTCAGCTTGAAGTTATTGACTATGGGCCGGCCATACGAGGCGAAGTGTCAAAAGAGTGCATCCAGCACCCCTGTTATGCGCTTACGGAGACTAATGAATTGATGTGGGGCTTGCTTTACCCACAGCCTGGCAACGTTTACACAATGTACGCAAATTCGGCTGAAGGTTTTAACAATGGTGAAAACATAAAGTTAAAATGGGCCTGCCCTGTCATATCTGTGATACGCCGGCCAGATCTTATGGGCGTCCGATATGTAGACCAGTCAAAACTGGCTAGTTAATAAAAAACAATATTAGGCCTTGTCGATATACGACAAGGCGTGTTAAGCCTCAAGACAAGGTGATTGTCTTGGGGTTTTTCTATGTCCTTCACAATTCTGCCCAACTGGGCGACGGAAAAGCATTATTTCCATCATTCCAACCCAGAATCGCGCCCGATCTGCAAGGTTTTCTACGACAAGTGCGTTATTCGCCCACTTGTAAACAGATGCTGGCAGATCCTGAAAGATGAGATTGTTGGGGATAAGGACTACGCCAGGCAGCTAATCGAAATCTATAAAGACGACAACGCCAACATGATGGCGGGCCGT